CCGCCGCCGATACTCCCGATGAGTTGCAGCACTTCCATCTTGAGGATCAGGAGCGAGAGCTGGTACAGCATGTCGCGGATGAAGTCCCCGAACTTTTGCTTGCCCTCGAAGATCGCGTCGATCATCTTCCCGATCTCCTGCTGGAAGAAGTCGCCGATGGCGGCCTTGAGTTGCAGCTCGCGCAGTTCCTTCTTGAGATCCGCGATCGCGGCCTCGAGGACCTTGGACGATCCCCCCGCCGCGACCAGGTCAGCCGCTAACTTATTGATCGCCCCTGACACCGCCGAGATCTGGTCGCTCGTCCCACCCAAGCCCGCCTTAAGGACCGCGAACTGGTTCGTCAGATCGGCCAGGACAGCATCTCGCGTGGCCCGGTTCATCGCCTCGACCAGATCCGAGAAGCGCTGGCCCGTCAACGCGAACACTTGCGCCAGCGGAATGTGCAACGCAATGAGCGCGTTCACCGCCGTCTGGTATGCCGTCGCCTCGTCCGCCGCCGCGTTGTACGCGTCGCCCAGGAGGGCGGCCTTATTCGCGATGTCCTGCAAGCTCTTCCGCAGAGTGTCCATGACCGCCTGCGCCTGGAGCTGCTGGAACCGCTGAATGAACTGCGCGAGCGTCAAGTTCGCCACGTTCAACGACGGGTCCAGGCGCTTGATCACTTCCAGCATGTCATTGAAGCCCGGCACCAGCTCGCCCTTGAGATGCAACGCAGCCGCGCTGATCGTCTGGTTCAGCGGCACTTGTGCGCCCTGCAGAGCCGAGATGATCGCCTGATAGGCCGAGGCCTTGGCCCCGACCAAGTCGAACGAGTCGCCGAGGATCTGCTGCATCTGAGCCGCCGACGTCAGGGCGGTGCGGAGATCGTTCAGGCCCTTGATCGCTGCCGTCGTCCAGCCCTCCTCACGCGACGTATCGGCCGGGGTCACGATCTTCTTTTGCGACTGCGCCACCTTCTCGACCACCGCATCGTATTCGGCCTGCAGTTCGGAGAGCTGCCGCCCGGCGTCGGCCAACATCTCCTCGTGCGCCTTGGTCACCTTGTCCTTCATGGTGCCCGCGGCGTCCCCGAGGATGGTCATGAGATCCGCGATCGTCCCAAGCCCTGGCACCAACGCACGAGCGAGAGCCGGGATCTTCTGCGCGAGCTGGCCGAGTTCCTGCACCTTGGTCAAGATGAACTCGATGCCCGTGAAGAAGGCATCCTTGAGCGCCGTCCAGAGTGAGACCGCCTGCAGCTTGATCCAGGCCCAGTTGTCCACGATCGCCATACCCGCCGCGATCAGCGACCCCAACGCCAGCACCAGCAGTCCCAACGTCGGCAAGAGGCCGACACCAATGACCGTCTCGACGAACGTCCAAAGCTTCGCGATCGTCGCCCACGCGACCAGCACCGGCCCGAGGGCGGCCGCCGTCGCTCCAATGAGTACGATGATCCGAATGATCTCCGGGGAGAGTTGGCGGAACGCATCGGCCGCCTGCTTGACCAAGTCCGCCAGCGGCACCAGCACCTGATCGAGCACATCGCCGACCGGCTTGACCGCATCCTTGATCGCGTTCCACATCTGCACGAAGTGCCCCATCGGCGTGTCGGCCATTGCCTTCGCCGCGTCCTTCGTCTTTCCTTCCACCTTCTCCAAGATCACGCGCTGCGCTTCGAGCACCTGGTTGTGCTCCAGCATGACCTTGATCATCTCCCGCTCGCCCGCGGTGAACTGCACACCGGCGCGCCGCAAGAGCATGAGGCCACTCTCGGGATCTTGCAACGCCCGGCCCAACTGCAGCGTGGCCGTCGAGAGATCCGTGCCCATGACCGACGCCAAGTCGGCCACATCATGGATGGTGCGGTCGAAGATCGCGTTGCCTGCGCCTAGTTCGTTGCGGACATTCTGGAACGTCAGGAGGAGGCCCTCGGCCGACAACACTTCATCGTCCGAGAACCGCGTGAGTTCCTGCATCTGGTGGGCCATCTCTTCGAGATGGCTCGTGGTCGTATTGGAAATGCCGCCGGTGGCGGCGAGCACGGCGTTGACCTTGGCGATCGCATCCTGCTCCTCGCCGAACTCCTTGACGGCCAGCGCCCCGATGGCGGCCAACGGGAGCGTGACCTTCAACGAGAGTTCTTGACCAAGGGACTCGAGCGACTTCCCCGCCTTCTTCATCTCTTCTTCAGCAAGAGCGAAGCCGGCTTGGAGGTCTGAGATGTCTGCTTCGAGTCGGACTACGGCCTTGGCGAGTTCGCTCACGACGCCTCCCCACTGTACTTCGTCACCTCGTCACTCGTCGGCGCTATGATCGCGGGCACTGTGGCGCCTTGCCCCTCCGCCCACCGATCCATGAACGCCCGCGCTTCCTCCGGGGTCAAGAACTCTTCGGTCTCCGGCAGGAAGTCGTGCGGCTGTACCAACGGCGCGCCCTTCTTCCGGTGGACGTTGATGATGGTCGCGGCAATGAGTCCCGCGCGCAACGTCAGGGCCCGTTCGGCTTCCGTCCGCCGCTTGAGCACCGCCGCCACTTCATCCAACGTCGACTCCCAGAACAACTCGTTCGGAATCCCTGAGTAAATCGCCATCGACCACAACTCAAGATCTTCCGACCCCGGAACTATGCTGACGCGCTGTCGCTCGTGGCCGCCGGGGCCGGCACCGGAGGGACCAACTTCACATCCGTTCCGCCCATCGCCGACCGGAGCGCAATCACCACGTTCTTCAGATCGCGGAGGTCGATCAGTTCCTCGACTTGTTCCTCGGTCAGATCGGGATGCTGATTCTTGAATCCGTACCACAGGACCTTGATCAGCTTATCATCGCTGACGCCTTCCGCCAGCGCCTGGGGTCCCATCTCCTGCCGAATCTTCCGCAGCGTCGCCATCGTGTAACGGAGGAAGTACTGCTGCCCTCCGAGTTCGACCGGCACTCCACGCGTGGGCGTCGGCGGTGTATCTTGGCGCTCACTCACTGGTAGGCTCCTTCGGTTGCCCGCCCATCGGCGGGAGTCCTTTCGGCTTGAGGAGCGGCGGATAGTTCCAATTATTCGCCCACTGGTCAAGGAACGCGGCCGCCTCTTCGACGGTCAGATACTGATCCTCGTCCGGGATCGTGGGCCCCAAACCGAAACCATCCGCCGCTCGCTCTGCCATCGTCAGGTGATCGTGACCGAGCCACTGATCCGAATGGTGGCCGTCTGCTGTGCGACGTTGTCGTCCACCAGCGCGAGGTCTCCCTCGGGCGGCTTCGTGACAAAGCCCGTGAACGTGTACGTCCGCGTACCGGGGGCCGGGAGCACGATCGTCACCGTCTTGAGCGCGCCCGAACCGTCCGTGTTGTAGTTCGTTTCCAACTGCAGCTGCCCCGCGTCTGACGGGTCATGCCGGAACGTCAAGTTGACCGATCCGCCGTCCCGAAGACCCGGCAAGAACGTCCGGTTGAACGATGCCCCGGAGTCCGTGGTCTCCGCATCGCCTCGAGTCCGCGTCGGCACACTCACCGTGATCAGACCACCGATCGCGGTACCGTTGAACGTCACCGTCGTGCCGTGCGGCAGATACTTTGCCATTGCCGCCTCCTCCTGATTGTGGTACTGCTACGTCGCTGCCGTCAACAGACGGAAAGCAACCGTGTGCCGCGGACGACCCGTATCGTCGAAGCCCGCGAAAATGGGTTCGGGCGTCAGCGCCCGTACCCGATAATATACTGTGCTCCCCAACGTTACGTTGCGCTGTCCGTGCAAGGCAGCCAAAATGGCCGCCGCTTTCGCCTTGCTCGCATCTCCGTCCCATTGTGCTGCCCGCACTGTGACCAGCACGCCGGGGTCCTTCACTGCCGCGTCGCCGATGCCACTGTTCGCCTTGATCTCGGGCAGCACGCCGCCATCTTCCGCCACGACCACGACCTGATCCTTGATCGGATCGTCGCCCATCTTCCGCCGCACCAAGCTCCAGCCTGAGTTCCCGCCCGCCAGCGGTGAACCGCCTGCGCCGATGAACGTGAAGACGTCGTCGACGGCGCTCACTTGCTCGCCGCCTTGACTGCCGCGTCCGCGTTCTCCTCGATCGCCTTGATCGCCGCGCTCCCATCCGGCTTCCACCGCTCCAGGCCGCGCACCAAGTAGCGCGCCTCGCCCAGGGCGTGATGGAACTCCAGGTTCTCGTGCTGGATCAGTGCGTAGCCGACATCCTTGCCGCCTTCCGCCGCCACTCCCCCGAAGCTGAGTTCGACCACCTCGGGCTCCGGTTGCGTGACTTCACCGGTGCTCGCCAAGGCACCCGTGTCCCGCGGCACGCCCGCGCCGGGGCGAGAGGCCTTGACATCCGTCATGATCTCCTCGCCGATCAGGCGCAAGCCCCCACGCGCGACGCCCGCCATGAGATTCGCACACTTCCGAATCCGCAGGGCCGCCCGGCGAAAGCTCTCGGAGGTTGAGACGTTGCTAGGCATCTAGCTCACCATGATCCGGCACATGAGTCGTACGTGATCCAGCGCTCCGTTCAGCGTGACTCCATCCTTCCGTTCCAGCACTTCCAGCAACGTCCCATCGGGCAGCTCGATCTGATCCTGCTCCTTAGGCAGCACCGGCTGCTGTCCATCGATCCAGAGCGTGGCGTCGGCGTTGATCGTCGAACCGTCGGGCTTCTGGATCAAGGTGACCTGATGCACGACGCGGGCGAGAATGTCCACCGTCGTGGCGTATTGCGGCTTGCCCTGCCCATCGACGCCGATGATCACATCAACGCCGACGGTGATCATGCCGCGGCCAGAGTGCAGGATCGTCGTCATTGCTGTGGCGACGTGTCATCGCGGAAGCCCGGGCCCACACGGAACTTCCCAGGGATGTGCACCGGCGGTGCGAGCGGCCGCGGCGCCAAGAAGTTGGCCCGCACCTTGCCCGACGGATCGAATCCGGCGGCCCGCATCAAGTAGTCAGTGATCTGTGGATCGGACTGGTAGCGCTCCGTCACGTCCCCGATCGAGACTTCCGACACGCCAATCTCCTGCAGGCGCATCATCGCGCACACGAGGTAGCGTTCGATGATCTCGAGCCGATCGGCCGACATGGAGGGCGTGTAGGTCGCCAGCTCTTCGGTGACCCAGAGATCCATGTCCGCGATGAACGCGTTGATCTGAGGCGTGGTGAGTCCGGTCTGGATGATCTCGCGAACTGCCGTGGCCGTGGTACGCGCCATCTGCCTACCTCCCGCTGCCCGCCGCTGGCGGCAGCGTCACCGGGTTCACTGGCCGGGGCTTGGAACCGGCCTTGCCGCATTACTAATGGAGCGCCTTGCGGCGCTCCACCAGTCCTCTGCTCCTGTCCTGCATGCTGCTTACGAAATGTGGACGTACCCCATGATCGTGGTACCGTCCGACACCTCGATGTTCTTGATCTGCGGTCCGCCGACTTCCAGGACTCGGAAGTTGTTGACGAACGGGTTCTTCTCCCACTGGACCGTCGTGACCGCTTGCGCCTCGGTCAGGTCGATCACGTCCTCGGTCATCTGAACGAGGAAGTGGTTGTCCGTCGCCGCCTGGTCGAGCGGGCGCACGGCCTTGATATCGGCCATACCCAGGATCCGCTCGAGGAAAGTCCGCGAGGTCGGGTTTGCAGTCTTGTAGTCGCCCTGCAACGTCGACCATGCGTTCTTCGCCACGTACAGGTTGAACGGTCCGAAGAGGTTCTTCCCGTACGCCACGCCCAGGGTCGCCAACACGTCTGCGATGATGTCCGTCGCCGCCGTGCTCCACGAACCCGACTTCGCCTGGGTCAGCCGGTTCGCACCGTTGACCAGGCCCGGGATCGACTGACCGTCCGTGCCGCTCGTCGGGTTGGAACCGGGACCGGTCGCCCACCCAGCGTAGAACACGTTCGCCAGCTTGTCCCGCACCTTCCGCGTCGCGATCGCCGCGCCTGAAGTGTCCAGGGGCTCGTTGCGCTTGCGGGAGGCTTCCAGCTGCCTCCAGCTGATACGGAAGTCCTTGGAGATCACGGGCACCGGAATGACGTCCCGCTTGTAGTTCGGCCGATCGCCCAGCGGGTCGGTGTCCCCGTCGAACGACACGTTCGCGGCGTCGAAGTCCG